TGTTACAGACGATCTCTTTAACCTAAAAGGTGTTGCCATTTATTATATTGGGTATTTACCAGATGTGACTTATATAAGTCTCTTTCTATTTATCATTCTTTTGGATGAGGTGTTATTGTAGGTGGAACTGATGGATCTAGATTCTCCAATGCTTCAATCGCACCTAATATTTTTAGATATTGCTCTCTTTTCTCATTAAAAACTTTTTCTAGATCAGATAACTGTGTTTCGAGTATTTCTTTCTTTTCAGTTAATTCATCTAACATTTTATCAGGTTCCATCATGGTTAAATAATAATAGGTATATTATATATTATACACTAAATAGTAAAAAAGTCAAAGTTATATGGCGTTCACAAAAGTTGTTGGTGCTGGTATTCATACTTTATCAAACATCGCAAGTCACAACATAAACTCTTCAGGTATCATAACTGCCACAAAATTTGTTGGGCCTTTTGAAGGCAGTATTGTAGGTACTAGTGCAACTTTTACAGGTAATGTTTCAATTGCTGGAACACTTACTTATGAGGATGTAAAGAATGTAGACTCGGTTGGTATTGGTACATTTAGAGAAGGAATATTCTTACCAGATGAGAAGAAAGCAGAATTTGGAAATGTAGCGGGTAGTGCAGATTTACAGATATATCATAGTCCAAGTAACAATAATAATTCTTTTATAAAACATACAAGCACTGGTGCTCTAAAGATAGCAGCAGATCATTTTCGTTTTAGAAATGCTGGTGATACCACAAACATACTTAACGGACTCTCAGGTGGTGCAGTAACTTTATATTTTAATAATTTAGAAAAATTAAAGACGACAAGTGATGGTATTGAGGTTCCTGATGCAATAACTCATACTAATGATACAAATACAAAGATAAGATTTCCTGCTGATGATACAGTTACAGTTGAAACTGCTGGTAGTGAAAGACTTCGCATCGACTCAAGTGGTAGATTACTTTTAGGAACCACTACTGCAGGATTCTCCACCGCAGATGATTTAACAATCGCAACATCTGGTTCTACAGGAATCACCATAAGAACAGGAACAACTAATCAAGGTAATATTTATTTTGCTGATGGCACATCAGGTGCATCACAATATGCTGGTTTAATATCTTATAATCATAATACTAATCATATGTTTTTTGGTACCAATGATGGCACTGAAAGACTTCGCATTGAGCCAGATGGTCAAGTAGTGCTTGGAGGAGCTGGTAGTCGAAATGTAGGATTTACACATAGATTTCAAATTGAGGATACTGACAGTCAACCACATGGATTAAGTATAATTTCTAATCGTGCTAATCAGTATGGTGTTCATATTGATCTTGCTAAATCAAGAGGATCAACTAGAGGAAGTAATACTATAGTTCAAGATGACGATAACCTTGCAAATATAATTTTTAGAGGTGCAGATGGAACCGACTTAGCAACACCATCAGCAAAAATTAGTGCTGATGTAGATGGAACGCCAGGATCAAATAATGTTCCTGGTCGTCTTACTTTCTGGACTCAGACAGCTGGTGGATCAATAACAGAAAGACTTCGCATCCATAGTAATGGTTTTATGTCTCTAGGATCTGGTAGTGCTCCTACAAAATTTGGTATTCGTGGATCTAGTGGTACAACTGATGCAACAATGCAAATTGTTGGTAATGGTGTTTCAACATTATTATTGGGACAAGACTCGGATGGTGGAGTAATTCGAGGACAGGGTGGACAAAGTGTTCTTAAATTTAGAACAGGTGGAGGTGGTGATACTGCTGCTGCATCTGGAGGAACAGAAGTATTCCGTCTTCGTGGTAGTAATTTCTTGATAGGTACAACAGCTTCAAGAGCAATAGCATCTACACATACTTCCAGATTTCAAATTGAGGGTACAGGAACAGATACTTCTTCTGCACATATTATCTTTAATAGTAATAGTCAGACAGGAGCATTTCTATTTTTAGGAAAATCTAGAGGCACATCAAACGCATCTAATGCTCTAGCAGCAAATGGTGATCAACTAGGAACAATTTCTTTTCATGGTGCAGATGGCACAGATATTCAAAGTGAAGGTGCGTATATTAGAGCACAGGTAGATGGAACTTCTGGTAGTAATGATATGCCTGGTAGACTTGTATTTGCAACAACTGCTGATGGCTCTAGTTCTGCAACAGAAAGACTTCGCATCACATCAGATGGCAAATTTGGTTTCAACGATACTGCTCCAGAAAGAACGATGGATGTTAGAGGATCAAACTGTATGATCCAACTTGAGGGAACTGGTGGTAATGGAAGACAGTGGAGTTTAGCTAGTTCAGATGATGCCACAGGCACTGCAGTTGATGGTGGCCCTTCTGGTACTTTTGCAATTTATGATGATACTGCTGGTCAAGCAAGACTTCGCATCAACTCTGATGGTAATGTTTCATTTTTTGTATCGGGAGACACTCTAAAAGTTGATGGATCAGGTGCATATGGAATATCAATTCATAATACTAATAGTCCATCAATGGGTCATTTGTTTATCTATGGTGATAATGGACTAATTCGTTTCCGTAATAGTTCTAATACTTATACAGCACAAATAGGATATACCGAAAGTACTAATAATCTATTCTTGTATAACCAAGAAGGAGGAACAACTCTTAATATAAATGCAGATGGAGCTAAGCTAGGTGATAACGACAAATTTCTTGCTGGAAATAGTGATGACCTACAAATTTATCATGATGGATCAAATAGCAGAATCCACGATGGAGGCACAGGTGTTTTAGCTATATCTGGTAGTGAAGTACATATACAAAATGCTGCTCAATCAGAAACTTGTGCAAAATTTATTCAAAACGGATCCGTACAATTATATCATGATAACAATATAAGAGCATATACAGCTGCAGATGGATTGGCACTTTCAAGAGTAAATACATTCCCCAATCCAAATAACACTGGATCAGAAATCACTGGTGCTATGTTAGATATTGGTGGTAACTTACATCTTGAGGAAAGATATCCTGCTGGTGCATATGTTGATAGACAAGATTTAGTATTCAGATTTAATACAGGATATGGACAAGGATTCACAGATAAGTTTAGATTTACGTCAGGTGGAGTTTTAACTACAACTGGTAGTTTGGGGGTTGCAGTTGCTAACCCAACAGCAAAATTACATACAAGTGCTGCTTACAATGAAACAGGTGCGATAATTAGTGGTGGTGCACTGGGATATAATGATGCATTGCAAGTTAATACTGCGAATGGTCATGCACGTCTTACAGTTGCTGGTGATGGTGAAATATACGGCCCAACAGCAGGAAGAAAGAACTGGTTTGATAATGGATCTTTTGATTGCACTTTTGGTGGAAGAAAAAATAATACATCAATGGATCATGGAAATCATCACGCATATGGATGGGTAACTGATAGATTTATGTCTCGAAATTCAGTTGAATGGAGTAGGTCTACAAATGTTCCAACGGGTAAAGGATTTTCATATTCAACACTAACAAATGGTGCTGGTGGTGGGATAATGCAAGCAGTTGAACTTCCAGACTACGGAGATATGGGTGTCTTTACACCAGGATCATATTGGTGTGTAAGTTTTTGGTCTACTGCAAGTGCTAACGCATCAACAACAGCATTTAGTTATGATTTAGGGTCAACAAAAACAGATATACCTGGTGTAGGAAGTGGTACATATGCAACAACAGGTGAGACTGCATCTGGAACGAGCACTGGAACATTTAACAGATACTACAGAGTATTTGGCCCAATGCCAAGTTCTATAATCTCAGGTGCTACTTCTGCTTATTGGACATGGTATTTTTCTGCTGCTGGTTATACAACTGGATTTCAACTTGAAAGAGTTCCAACTTCAACATCAAAACCAACTCCATATGAACATGTGCATCCTTCAGTAACAATTGCAAGATGTAGAAGATATTGTTTTCGACTTGAAAACACTCGTTTAATGAATGGTTATAAAAGAAATGATACTGAAATTTACTGGCATGTAAACACTCCCGTTCCTTACCCTCATATGCCAGCAGGATCTAATCAAAATGTTTCCCCACTTGGTGCTTATGCAATAAGCACAGGAATATTAACTAATTTCCAAAGTCAACTACAAAATCCTGCTCTTAGTTCGCAAACTATGGCAATATTTGGGTATAGTCCAGCTTCATCAAGTTTTATACTGAGAGGAAATACTAGTTGGAGTTCCACACACGCAATAGCACCATCTTGGGAGAGTATGGAAGTAGAGTTTGGACATGGACACTTCTAATAAATAACTAAAAAGTAATATAAATGGCATTATATCCAAAGAATCAAAAAGATTTCCCAATATCAAAAGCATATAAAAGAGTAGGTATTAGAAGAGATCAAAATCTTGGAGATTTATCTAGTTCATCACAAGGATTAGAAAATCTTTTAGATTCTTTGGTTGACACCACTGGTGAGAATTTTATTGTAAGTGATTTAAATTCAATTAAAAATATTTTTGCAAGAGGATTAGAGGTTAATAACTATAGAAATATCATAGGAAGTTCAGTCAAATTTACAACTCCTGTTGGAGAAACAGCATCGTATGACCCAAGAATTACATATCAAAATCGTTTAGATAAATTTGAATCATTTTCAGGAACACCGAGACTTGCAGGTGGAGAAGGATTAACAGCAAATTATTTTCAAAATGATCAGATAAACTTTACTTCACTTACAAGTTTTCAATATAATAAATCAAACGGAAATCCTTTAGATCCAAATCTCTCTGAATCGAATGTTTTTTTAGCAACAACATCTGAGGGATTAATCGCAAATGATAATTTTTGGGAACATGGAGAATTTTCATACACAGCAAAAGTTCACCCACAATCTGTAAAAGCAAGTGGTGGAGTAATGTGGGAAGGTTATTATATTCCGAGAAATACTGGTAGAACTACATTTAGTGTATCCTCAACTGGATTCTTTACGATGGATTTTGCAAAGGAGGGATACTTTGAAACTAATGATAAAGTTCAAACACCAGCATCACAATCTACAATAGGTGTTGGACAAACTTATACAAATTATATGAGAGTTGGAGTATCAACAGTTGTCACAGGAACTGGTGGTATTGGTAATACGATGGCCGTGCCAGTAAATAGAATACCAACTATTGGAATTGGTATGACTGTTAGTGGTTCAAATATTAGTGGAGTTCCACTAGTATCAGGAGTTAACAGTACTAATGGAGTCATAAGTTTAGAACCTTCAGCTGGAATAACAAATTCAGTGAGTGGTACATTATCTGGAAGTAATAATATTACCTTTTCTCGAACTTTTGGAAATAGTGTTAGTAGAACATTTTCAACTCAAGTTTTACTTGCTTTTGAAAAATATCGTATAAGAATTCGTTACTTTCATCCACAGGTATTAGATAACGATAATACATTAAACAATCAAATTAAAGATATAGAAAAATCAATTACAATACATCATCAACCAATAGGTGCAAATAATATTGGTGATTTACATTTTAGTTATCTATTTCCAATGGATTATGATTTCTCTAATACAGTAAAGGGAGATTTTAATCGATATCTTGATAAATCTGTTCTTTTTGGTGGTACAGAAATAGGAGTTGGTATTGGAGAGAGGAGTAATTTTAACGAATATGTAAGATTAAAATCAACAAAGAAAGTAGACCTCAGATATAAAGTCAAAGAAAATTTAACAAAAATAACAAAAGTATCAGCAAGAAATGGAAGTTTTGAATCTGGAAGTAGAGTTGTTGGTATAAATCCAACTTCAAGTATCGAAGTTGGAAATTATGTTTTTGGAACAAATATTCAACCTGGTACAAGAGTAGAACAAATATCAATCAATAAATTTTTAGTTTTAAATAAACCAGCTGGAGGATCTGGATCTCAAACTCAAAGTCTAAAATTCATAGATCATCGTGGATTTGTTAAAAAAATAACAGGAACTGGAAGTGGTCTTCAAATAACTGGAATTACAACTGCACTCACAGCATCATCTCAGTCTTTTGCAACTATTGACACCGATGTGCAACCAGATATGGTCATAATTGGTTCTAACACAAACACATATACTAAGATTCTTAGTGTTGATGAAGGTTCTAGAACATTAAACATAAGTAGAAATGTAACTACAACTGCCACTACAGATTACTACATCTATCAGTCAAGAGGTTTAAAGGATAACAGTATTCAACAGTTCTGTGATCGTTTTAATACAACAACTGAAGGGCCTGATATTAGATGTTTAGTTTCAAATGTTTCATCAACATTACCAATCGGAACTACAGTAATCACTGTAGATAACACCAGTAATTATTCAGTGATTCAGGCAGGTTGGGAACTTCAGGGAGCATATTTTGGAGCAAATGGAATATCAATATCTAGTGTGGGTGGTAATGGTTCAATAACTTTATCTAGTGGCATCACGAAACCTCTTCCCGATGACGCACAATTTACTGCAGTGTCACCAGATAAAGATCAGAATGGAGATTATCAATTATGCTGCCCACCAACAGATACATCACCACCATTTAATGCGAGTGAAGAAGGATTGGACACAATTAGTAGCACAGCACCAAATTTTGAATTAGTTGATGGTAATTTAATATTTGATTCATTAATCATACAAGATACAAATTCCAACGCATCAGACGCAAGTGCTTCGGGTACAGTAAATCGTAAGATTGATATCAAAACACCACTAGGAAATTATAGACTACTAGCAACAACTTAAAAAAGGTTTTTGGTTAATTTTTTGCCGAAATTTTTTTTCCGACTTTTTTGGAATTAAAAGTTAATTTTAGTTTTCAGTTAAAAGTAAAAAGTATGACTCTTGGTTTCCGTTTGCATCCTGAACTTTAACTGGAATCTTATGAGTGAACGAAGAAGCAACCTCTCCAGATACAGATCTTATATCAGTTCCAATACCAGTAATTACCATTGAATTAGTACCATCTAAAAATGCTAATTCACCAATTGAAACTTCCTCTGCAGATGTTGTTAACGCAGTTCCAACTTTATTCCAAGGATTATTATCACTTGAGAACGCACGAGTATCTCCAATGTAAACACCAGGTGATCTTCGAACTGGATTATTATTACTTATATTTGAAGCAAGGTTATTATAATTATTTGGGTCGTTTGTGACTACAGAACCTTCAAATGCTATGGGATCAGTGGTTGTTATGTCAGAATCACCTCTATATTTTTTACCCATAAAATATTCAGCAGTCTCTATATTTGCTTGAGTCGAATCCATCGTACCATTTATAGATCCACCATCCAAATATGAAAATTCTTCATCTTGTATATCAGGTTGAATATAATTAATTATCTGCTGTTGATGAACTGGATCCTTACGATCAAATTGAAAATTATCTGGAGTTAAGGCCGCTCCACCAGCAATCGTTATTGTATTAAATCCTACAGTTGATGGACTTGTAGACAATTTAAATTTTGTCAAACCATCAGAATTACTTACATAATAATCAGTATTCGGTGAAAGAATTGTAGTTCCTGAACCCACTAATTTAACTTCCTGACTTACATTTATTACGTCATCTTTTGTAAAAGAAAATATATCGGATGCAGATAAAGAAAAACCTATCCCTGTAACAGATGTATATGTTTCTGTAAGGGCAGATCCAACTTTACTGAAACTAAAAGTTTTCAAATCATTTGAAGTTCCTACAACTGAAAACTCACCATTCACAATGTTTGCTCCTGCACCAGTAATTCCACTAATTTTGACCAAATCTCCAAATTTAATTAGATGTGAATTAATTAATGATACTTGTATTGTTGTACTTCTATTTCCATCATTATCAATAACTCCATTTGCTGTGATGCTAGTTATTCCTATAACTTTATCATTCGCAGTTGAGAAAAATCCATCAGAGTCAACAGCATAAAACGGAATGCTGGATAAGTTTCTTAAATTATTTTGTAAAAATGAAATATCTTTACTAGTTCCTGAACCTGCGAGGTTATCAAACGCAGTCCGATCATCTTCCGTCTCTTTTAAATTTAAATCCCTTCTAAATCCTTGGTTCTGAATTGCCATTAACTTAGACCTCCATTTACTGAGATATTCCAACCATTTTGAACCAAGATAAGAGCCTTTTCTTTTACTTCATCAGATGGAGTTTCATTGACACCAACACTATTTTTATTACCTCTTAAATTAACAGTCACTCCACCACGTTTTATCGCATTCCAATTATCATATAAATCTAACAATATATTATCTTGAGTGGTTTGATTCAAATTATTATTTGATAAATCAAAATATCTAATCCTATATAGAGATCTAAATGAACCCACTTTATATGCTGATAGTTGATTATTATATAAAGTCAAGTACCTCAAGTTAGTGCAGGTGGTAAAGTCTGGAATCTCACCTTTTATTTGATTATTATGTGCATAATAATACCACAAATTAGGAAGATTATTTGGTTCTCCAATTCCTGTAAAACTATTATTTTGAAGAAATAGATAACGAAGATTAGATAAATTAGTAAAAGCAGGTATCGTACCAGTAAAATTATTTCTTGTGATATTTACATAATGAATATTTTGATTGTTTCCAAAATTAGGAAGTGAACCTGAAAAAGCATTTTGTTGTACCCAAATATGATGTAGTAACGGATTTGAACTAAAATCAGGTAAATCTCCATTTACTCTACCATATGAACGGAACCAAAAATAACCCAAATTTGGATTTTGTTTAAATGCATCAACATTTATTGGTTTTGCCAATAAATTAGGTGAATCAATGTAAATATTTTCTATACTTGGAGAATTGAAAAAAGTACCACTTGTAATTACATGAGTTTGTGATCCGTCTGCAATTCCTGGTGCACCACCTTTGATGCCCGTATATCTTAAATCTAATGTTTTTAAATTTATATTTGAAAAATTATATGGAAAATTTATTGATCCCAAGCCAGTTGCGTAAAATGATAAACTTTCCAAAGAACTACAATTTTCAAATCTGTATGAAGTTCCACTTACAAGAGGATTTGAACCTCCACCATATGAATAAGTTTGATTATAAGTTTTTAATGATGGAGAATTTTGCATATTAGCAATTCCCAAACCAGTAGAACTATAATTGATTGTGACTAATTTATCTTTACTTGCTAAATCAAAATTACCAGAACTTTTCGCATCAGTTAAGTAATAATTACCAGAAACGCTCAAGGTAATCAAGTTAGGTGCTTTTTTGAATGAATATGATCCATTTGAAAGTGATTCCGTAGAAACAGATAATGAACCATCTGAGGAATTAGTTTTTGCTATCTGAACATTACCAGAAGTAACTTCATTTAAATCTACACTTCTAAAATCATTACTTGTAATATTATAAGATGTAACATCTTCAGGCATATCAGGACAAAAAGAGTCTCCACCCGAATTATTTGTTAACCCACTATCAGGTTTATCATCAGGATGAAAATATGCTCCACCACCTCTACCTAAATTTAAAGAAGTTAAATTTGGTAAGTTTACTGATATTAAATGTCTTTCAATTGAACCATAAAATGTTCCTTCCATATTCAATGTTCTCAAAGTATTACTAGGAGTTTTTATTTTATCCATAATGAGATTATTGAACTTTCTTTCAAATTCATTATCACTTAAATAGAAAGGATTTCTCATTAATGAAAGTGTATTTATTTCTGGTGCAACAAAAGATACATTAGGAAATAATTTAAGTTTATTATATGCGAAATCTAATCTAGTGCAATTTTCTAATCTTGTTGCTGGCAATTCTCTTATATTTGCTGATCTTATTTCAACTTGTGTAATGTATTTTGGATTATAATAAAATTTTATAAATCTCTCTCTTGAAACTGGTGATCTAAAGCGTATACTTGATTCTCCTGTTCCTCTGTTTGCAAAATTTGAATATCTACTTGCATTACCAGTTTCAACTATTTTCCAACTAGCTGGAATTGAACCACCCTGTGTATAATTTATATTAACTTTGGCATTTAAATTTCTAAAAAATCCCTTGAAAGTTAAAGGTATACCTTTCATTGCATACAAGTATACAGTCTGTCCATTAAGGTTGCATTTAATTTTAGAAGTGGGAACCTCTGATTGAAATTCCTTTACTTCTGGAACTAAAGTTGTTTGTAATCTTGGTTGACCAAATGGCCCTACAAATCCAGATTGTGGTAAAGTGTTACTACTATCATTTCCTAATGCTTGAGTCGCAGTTGATTGCTGCCCAAATTGTAATTGACCACCTGATACAATACTGACTCTTGCACCATAAGATATCCTTGATTTTTTTTGTGTATCTAAATTTTGATTATTTGCTCTTGGATCTGAAGAACTCCATGCACTTACTCTTGATGTTGATATGTCTGCCAACTTACCAGGATTAGTTCCATCCAAAAAACGATAGCGAATCGCACTACCACTTAAAGATCCGTTAATATCTAAGTTACCAAATAATGTTTGATCTGTTCCTGCACGATCAGTCAGTAAACTATTAAAAATACTTGCTTCACCTGAAAATCTTGTTAGAGTTTTATAAATTGGGGTTCTTAAACGAGAAAAACTAAACCAATCATAACGACTCATTCCTTCATTACCAGATCCTTTAATTATCTCCAAGTCTAGAGGATTAAGTCCAAGATTTATAAGTGCAGTATTTTTGTTTCTTACATCAGATAATTCACTTTTAATATTCAGACCAAATATTTTAGGGTTCGTAAGTGCCATTATTGCTCCTTGTAATTAAGAGTTAATTGTATGTTTCCAGTATCTCCACTAGAACCATCAAGTTTTTTAGCAGTCAAAAATGTAGCTTCCAAATTTAAATTATCTGGAGTGATAACATTACGATCAACTCCAAATATTTTAGTCATATCAATTTCTTTTGTTTGATTTGCACCAATAAAAAAGATATCTTTTGTTATAGTGCTACTTTCTCTCAACTTTTGTTGATTTTGTACATCAACCTCTGAAGAGGATAATCTTTTTACTGAAATAAAGTTGGTTGGTGGTAATCCAGTGGTATCAGCATTACCAGAGGCGTTATCTATTGCACCTACAGATCCATTTGTCACTGCTAGTACAGGAGATACAGTTGTCTGAGTTTCTCCAATAGTTTCTTTAACTGAAATATTATTTATTTTTGAATTATCTTTTAATTTTCCAACCAAATATAATGGGAAAACTGAATATTTAAATAACTTAGATTTAATTCCACCTATAGCATTAGAAGTCAATGTTACTGGTCTTCCAATCACTGTTATGTTATTAGGATCAGATGTGCCAAGATCACCACTTATTTTAATATATGAAAATACATTTCCAGAACCACTATCTTGAAATGTTATTGGTTCTCTACTATTGACTACAGTTCCATTTGGTTTTGAAGTTAATTCAAATGTAATAGGTGTTACTACATTATTTGTTGCGTCACTTGGATCACGATAAACAACTTGACCACCTACCCAATCAGTGATAGTAGATGAAAATGTTCCTTCAACTTTTAAGTAGTATCCTTCACTATTATCTGTTGCTCCTGTCTCTGGATTTTGTTGATATATTTGAACAGTGTTTGATGGACTTATCGGAGTGGGAACTGCAACCTCAAAAGTTGCCAAGGAACATCTTCCACCACCAGGATTTGCTACTGATGGAATTCTAGAGTCAATACCCATTCTAACTTGAGGACTTCGAGCAGACCAAGATTCACCAGTTTCAAATCCATCCTCATTCATTCCAGCCCAAGCGTTTGTGTGCTCACCAAATAAAATTTCTTTGTTTGGTAAGATACTTGTTGTCATTCCAGCAGATGCAGGTGAGGGAGATCCACCATTATTACCTACACCTTGATATTGTGTCCAAGGTAAATCTTGAGCATCCCATCCAGTTAAAACATTTCCAGCAACTGTTGGTTTTTTATCAGTTAATCCAATCATAAAATCTGCAAAGTGAGTGTTACTCTTGTATGATGAAATTCCGTCTTGATTATTTGGATTTATAAATTGTACTTCAACTTTAGATCCATTTATCGGATAACTTGATGCAAAATGAACATCATAATTACTCAAACGAATTTCGTGTGGATAAGTTCCTAATCCAATTGCAGAAACTGAACTTCCACCAACACCTGTAAGGGGATTAATAAGACCATAATCTATTACTGCGTTAACTCCACCAATTTCTCTTGAACCATAATTAGGATATGCATCTAATCCTGGCCCCCATCCGTATACCTTTGCTGACTCATATCTTGTTGGCCCTCCATAAGTAGTTCCTGTTAGTGGAGTATCGACAGCAGTAATATATGCATTGAAAAGAGATGGTGCGATTACTTTCGTTCCAATATCATTTTCGGTAAAATATACATCACTTCCAATACCAGTAATTTGATTTCCAGAATCAAATTTTATCCTCATATTTCTACCAGTCACAGTTGTTCCTACACCAGGAGTAAATACGTGACCGAAACCAGGACAAGCCTTACAAGTTTTGACCTTTACTTCTGCTAGAGAATCAGATGACATACTCATTTTTGTTGGTAGTATTAACTTTCTATTTGCTATTTCTACACCAGTGCTATTCACTATCACATCTTTTGGTTTAATACCTATCAATGCTGCTTCTGATGTCCTATTAATTTGTTTTGGTTGCAATCCAGTTGTTGTTGAAAACTGCTCGCTTGTCCCTTCATCTCCACCATCAATATAATATGATGCACCGTATTTGTAGACATACTGTGGTGTTCTGATATTTGCTGTATCTCGAACATTAACAGAGTATTTAAATCTAAAATATGAATCTTGTAAACATGGTTGTCCTAATTGGTTTTCAATAACAAGAGTATGGACTACTATCCATCTTGCTTCACCAGCACCTGAAGGGATATATGCATAGAATCTCGCACCAATTGCACCATACCAACCAAACTCAATCTTCCACATCGTAACTTTTTCTGGTCTAATTGTGTAACCAGATGGCCCGTTTCCATTTAAAGGATCACCATTGAATTTATCTCTTGGTATTTCTACAGTCCAATATGTTTTATTATCGAATGGATCACCACTTCCTATCTGTGGTTGAACTGTATTATAACTTGTACCATTAATACTAACAGATAATGTAGTAGATGGATCTAATCCATTTCTGACAAGAACACTATTAGATAATGGAATCGTGCTTCTACGAATAATTGATAACTGACCTGCATAGATCTTAAACATATATTGATCAGTTTTATTTGCAACTCCCCACTCATTAAACATACCAGGAACTGGTTCTGTAGATGCTCTAGATCCAAAAGTAAATCCACTTATTCGACCTGGTTGATATCTAAAAACTCTTCTTGATTGTATTGTACTAACCCTACGCAAACCAGTTGAGTATCCTGGCCTTGTATTACCAGAATTAAATCTACTTCTTAATACTTCACCAGTTCCAATAGTACTGCTCGATAATCTTTCGGTTAAATTTGCAAAAGTTAAAAACTCTCCCGTAACTGGATCTTTTAAATTAGTTCCTCTCGCAATATCTCTGTAAGTATCAGTCCAAGTATCTATTTTTGCAAAAGCATAATCAAAATTATCTTGACCTGGTAATTTTTTATATGAAACTTCAACTGCACTTCCAGATCCATCTGGTTCTACATCATCAGGATCTAAAAATCTACTTATCCAATCGGAGGAATAACCTGAAAGTTTTTGACTGAAAAGTTTATGTAAATCATTTCCATATCTAACAAAATTTAAATACTGTAAATATAAATCTGCGTTATAAAGTCCAACTTTTGCAAATTTTGGCCCAAAAGGATAAGAATGTGAAGGAGGAAATGATTCAACTGTAATCGCAGACTCTTTAGTTATCTCATTTATTTTTGTTAAAAAACGATTACCATATATTCTATTAATTCTACTATCCCAACTACCAAAACTGGATCCATCAGAATAACTAAAAGTCTCCCATTCATCAGAGTTTAATCCATACGATGATACGTTTGAAAATAAACTTAATTGTGTTTCTGCACGATCAATACCAAGTAATGTTGTGCTAACTTCACTTGTCTCTCTGAATATCTCTGCTACCTTTAAAACATTATCTACATTAGTTACAACTGCCTGTTGATAATCCATGAATTCAACTCTTTCACTCGTTGATCCACCAGAGACAACTACGTTATTCGATAGAGTGATTCTATCGTAATCTTTCTGAGAAACAATCGTACCATCAGGAATACCACCACCTATTACTTTATCTCCAATATCAACATTAACTATACTCGACAACTTATCTTCATCAAAATATATGTGATTATAATCTCCTCCCTGATTACTAATAGTTCTTACTTCAACTGCATTAGGAAAATTAGCTAAGGTAACTATTCCTGCATTAACTTGTAATATATTAACTACATTTGGTGTTGTTGTTCCAATTCCTACTATGCCTCCATTAGTTTGATCTATGAATAATGCAGTTTGTCCAAGACCAGTTTTAGTAACTATTACATCAGCATCAAAATTAACACCGTAAGTACCAGTTTCAATTCCAACTGTTCTAATTAATGTTCTAGTTTGAGATTCTTTTGCTTGTGAGGGAAATACAATCGACGTTGATCTTTCTGCTGTGGTATCAGCAAGAAAATACTGATCAACTTCAGTTATTAGAGGGTTTCCAAATTCATCAGTTAGTATCTCACCATTCGCAATATTATAGAGGGGTTTCTCGTCTGATGGTACTACGGATACTGGGCGTTTATCGTGCCCAATCTTAACATCCTTTCCTCCATTCATGGATCACTGTTCCTCCCAAGTGATACTTGCGTTAGTAGTTGCTATGGGTGTTCCAGAATTATATAATCCTTCTGAAGATCCTACAACAAATAAACTCTCCACCACATTTGTAAGTGGGAATGATAGATACTCTTTATTATAATCAAAGTATGATGATAAGTCAAACTCTTCACCAGATGCAGGTACAAACAAACTTGCAACTACTGTTCCCGTTTTTGGAATTGGTGCTCTTACTTGAGGACTTATTTTGATTGATGATAATGTATCTAATGTAAATTCACTTACTGATGATGTTGTCCCTAACCCTTTTGGATTAGATTGCTCTTCATATAAGAAAGTAGAATTTTTTATTAATTCAATGTCATCACTTGTTGAATCTTCTGCTCTGAAATAATAACCTGCTGTCCCAGTGGTTGCTGATCTTCTCTCAAGATATCCAAATATTGTAATTATCTTATTAGCTGGATCATTTTTAAACTTACCTCTGAAATATCCGTAAACTCCAGTGCCTTCACTTAGGTATGAGTTATTTGAAACAGTGATTAAGGATGATTTTCCTCTCTTTCCAATATCTTTATCTACAGACTCATTCAAACTTAGAGAACCGTTAATAGTAGAGGTTGTCTGGAATATAGGTGACTTAAGTAAATCAACTTTTATCATTGCAGTTGATCCAGTAGAAAGTCGAGTTGGATAAACCTGAGTTCGGTTTCTTACATCTTGACCCAAACTGCTTGTGATAAAATCTCTACACTTCAAACCAACTAGAGGAGTTGGACGATTTGCTATGATTGTTACTGTTCCACTTGGAACTGCAGCAAGAGGACTATTAAGGAAAAGATTACTTCCATTAACATATGAGATTTCAATATTCTGATCTAAGTCATTTCCAGTAATCACCTTTGAACCAACATAGAATGAAGTTCCACTAATACCTGCACTTCCTCCAGCTATAATGTAAGGTTCAGTAGCAGTAGAGTTAGAGAAGTTAACTTGTGTTGCTGCTGTTCCAACATTAACAATTCTCTTTGATCCAAACACTTCAATTCCAGTTGGTGTTCCGTGACTGAATAATTTTACAGTTCCTCTGTCACCACCATCAATGTAGTATGAAGCACCATACTTAACAATATGTTGAGAAGCAGATCCATAACCAAATCCACCAATTCTATTCGCAGTTTCATTATGTGTATCAGTTGAATATCCAAATTTAGTATTAGCTAAAGCACTAGAGTTACCATTCCCTGAACCACCACCATATACCATATATGTAATTGGTAGAGTTGCATTACCTAGAGATGATCCCTTTAATTGGTTAGATGCTCTTAAATGATGAACACGTACCCATCTTGCTTCACCTGCACCAACAGGAACATAAGCAAGGAATAGAGCACCAACAGCACCATACCAAGAGAATTCAATCTTGTACATAGTAACTTTATCAAACTCAAGATTCCATATACTTGTATCTGTTTGAAGAGTATTTGTTGCTGAATCTATAACATTTGATCCTGCACGATTGTTTGCTGTTACATCACTGTATAGTAAGTTATCAGTTAAATTATCTAAACGATCACCACTAAATCTAGATCTTGGAACACGATATTCATATACGTTCCAGAAATCTTTCTTGACATTTTGATTTATCCAATGTTTATAGAAATCATTGACAAGACTAATTTGTGCTTCAAGAGTAGCAGTAGCAGTTGTTGCTAGAGTAGTATCAATATACCCTTCTGGATTTAATCCATCCTTATCAAAGTACTTATAAGGGAACATTCCAGATCTCTTCGTAGAACCGTAGATATTTGTATTTGGTATTACATTATTAGCAACTGGTCTCACAAATGGAACTGGAGTTGTGACTGAATGTCCTGCTTCTGTACTATTAGTTACAGCAACTGCCTTACTATGATCCGTAAACGCAGGTCTATAGTTAGATGTAATTGCTTCACTTATTTGTTTCAGAGATACAGTTGTAATTCCAGTTGAATATGCATACTCAATACTGTTTACCTTATAAATTCTTCCATCTACCAATCCAGATAAGGCACTACCATTGCTTCCTTTACTGTATGAAACATATTGACTTGTGCTTAAACCAAGAACCACACCACCAGAATGATAGAAAGTTTCAACAGTCGATACACCAACATTAACAGTGAATGAAGTTGTAGTTCCTACTTGTAGAATGTTGTATCCGAAAGTTCTGTCTGGATATTTCTTCAGACCATTTCCCTGAATTGTTGACTGTTTATTTCCTGAAGCGTCTATGAAACTAAACTCACAAGTCATTCCAATTCCACTTAAGTGGACGTACTTACCAACAGAATAATTATGAGCATTGTGACAAGTAACTGTCATCAAACCTGTATCAATATCATATACTGTGTTTGAAATACTTACACCCATTCCAGTATTTGATGCGAATGTCAAAGCACCATCTACTGTTGACGTAATACCAACTGTTACTTCGTCTTGAAGTAATGATGGATCATACATTGCAGCATGAGTCATCATTAGATTATCACGATAGATAACCATACTTCCAAGACCAACGTTTTCAAATCCTACAGGAGTTGAATCGTGTCCAGCTGGATAACTAGTTCCACCAAAACCAGCCGCTTTACCTGATTTATCATCAGGACTTTCATTTCCTCTTGGTGCTAATACATCTTCAGGATTAGTTGCACCAAAGTCTGATGTCTGACCACTTGTTGAAAAAGTTACTGGATTATTGAATAGAAGTGATTGGGTTCTTCTTACTACACAGAAATTATCTCCTTGTCCGTTATTTCTTGTCTCCCAATAATATCCATCAAAGTTATCAAATATTCCATACTTACGAACAGCTGGATTAAATATTGAACTACCGATATCCTCTGTATCAACTGCTCCACTTGTATCAGTTGTTGAAGGATTCATTACCGTGGTTTTTACACCAAATGTAGCAGCAGAAACACGACCTGGTTGGTATCTAAAAAATCTTTTTGAAGTGAGAACTGCAGTTTTATCTACAGGTGCTTCTAAAAGAGCACCAGCTTCTGCAGGTATGTGAGTCAAACCATGACCCATATTTGCATTAATACCACCGTAATATCCAGATACAGCAACTTCATTGAAAACTTCTGGTTCAGCTGCCCATTCTGTTGGGTTTACGTCATATGTGTTTACGTCTGCAAATATACCCAGTGCAACTTCTGATCTTGGAATTCCTAAAAGTGAAAGTGCAACCTCAGATGCAACTTTATTTTGTTCTGCAACAGGAATTGTTGACTGATCACTTGCAATAACAACGGGAACAGATTTTTCAGATTTTTGTTGACCAGGAGGGACTGGAGCAGTCCTTCCTACAACAACCACAGAGGCATTATTATTAACATTAGTGTTATCAGGCATTTTTAAGTAACTCCGACTCTTCCTTTAGCGATAGTGAATATTCTCCTTATAGATATATAGTCGCCATCAACAACTGTCTCTCCGTGAGATGTGGCATTTATTGATGAGAAATTAAATATGACTCGATCAGAACCAAGTCTTTCTTGAACTGTAAGTTCTTTGCTTTGTATATTTGGCCCTGTTTGGTGTCCTGTTAGTTTTACAACGTCTCCAGTTGTAATTCCAGAAATTTGACCTGCGTTGTCCAATCTAATTATGTACTGAGTACACGCAACACCAACAGTTCCAATTCCTTGATAGTTTCCACTATTCGCCCAGTAACCAGTTTGAATACCAATAAACGTTGTGAATCCAGTTGGTGCTGTTTGGAATTCTGTTCCAATAATTTCATAACCAAGTGCGGTGCTTGAACCAACGTAAGATGCTAATGTTGCAGTGCTTGCTTGTGTTGATTTAAGTTGAACATAACCATTATCTCTTCCAGATACTCCTGCACTATCTTGTGTAAGAACATCAAAGGTAAAGAACTTGCTTCCAAGAGATGCAGTGCGAGTTGTGCTGTAAAGTCCGACCATTGTTCCGATACCTGCAACAATAGAAACCTTACTGCTACTGATATCTTTTCCTTCACCATCTTCAATGTAAAGTAGTTCTGGGCCAAAGAAGTCAGTTGTGGTATCAATAGTTATATTGATCGAATCAAAGTCTGTATCGTAGATATCAGGTGAAGCAATAAACTCATCAGCAGGGCCAAGAATTACATTGCTTTGTGTAGTAATCTTACCAGTTGCATATGCATCAATACCACTACCACAATTTCGAATTATGTTTCCACCAGTAGCAACAACACTTGTTACAGATACGTCAAGAGCACCAGGATAATTTTCAAATAATGTATCATTAATTCTGACAGTTTCTGAATTTTGAACATCTATTGGTCTAAACTCATTATACCTGTCAGTCTGTCCACCATCAACAATCGTGCTATTCTCTACAGCTATACGTCTAGAATTTCTAGCATATAATCCACCTCCACCAGAATTTCGAATCTCCATGTCTTTAAAGAGTATGGATGTTCCACCCCCAAAGGTAAGTAAATTGTTTTCACTTTCTAATGTGAATAAAAGATTGTTTGAACTGTTTCCATCAAAAGTTACATCTGCAACTGTCACATCAGTTGGATTGGTTGTTCCAACACCAACTAAATTACCATCAAAAGGCAATGCAGTTCCACCACTTACACCTTGATCAGTAGCATCAGTACCATAATATTGATACTTAACAATACTATTCTTTCCATTTCCTCTCAAAGTAAATTGAGTAGGAATAGTAAGTTTGTTAGTAAGGTAAGTTCCACTTGGAAGATCTAAGTAGTTTCCTCCAGCTGCACTGATACTTGTTATTGCATCAGATAATGCTTTAGTATTATCATGAACAACTTTGACTGTAGAAGTTGTTCCAAATCCTACTGTTCCATTCAAATTATAATTTCCACTTACTGTAATGAAGTTGGAACCAACAGCAGTTACTTGGTCAATATCCCATCCTCTACCACCAACAGAACGTGGAACGACTGGGAAATGAATTTGATTTGTTAATGTAGTATCACTATCTGATCCTAAGAACTCATTGACAGTTCCTTTTGCACTCCAAGCAGTTTGCTCATAAACTCCATAGTCTTTCCAATTGATATCAACAGTGCTGTTCTCTAACTCTTTCTGACCAAGAGTAGCAATCAATCTTGCATTATTGATATTTGCATTTCCTGCAGTTCCAACTCCAGTAAAGTTTTGACGGTAGACTAAAATACCATGATTTGTGTCAGTTCTTTTTAAGGTGAGAGAATTATGATTTGTATCATTGAAACTTTGTATATTTGTGTTAGCAACTCCAACTCGATTACCAGATCCTGCATAAGAACCACTTAAATCAATCTGTGATGATATACCAACTTTACCATTTCTCATATGATATTGTGCTTGCCAATAATAATAAGTCACTCCACTGCTACTTCCTACTTTTGTTATCTTCACTGTATTATCTAAAATAGGTGCAGGAACCACTGCACTATCAGATGATTCAGTTACACCAAACATTTTAACTCTTTCACCAACAAAGAATTTTGAAGTTGATATTCCAGAAATTCGTAATTTACTACTTACAATTGATCCAGTTCCTTGATATATTGTTCCATCATTACTAACTCCTAAACTTCTTAATTCATATGCAGATAATTCATGTGGATCAATCATTTCATAACCACTACCATCATCTTTAACTTTGATGATGCGGTTTCTTGCGTATGTTGTTTCTTCAGTTGCATCAGGTAAGTCTGTTAACTTGAAGTTTTCATAAACATTTGCACGGATTGTTCCGTTTACATCTAAATCAATATCAGTATTTGGATTGACAGTTTTAATACCAACGTTTTGAGTATCCTTATTAACTACTAATGATGGATTTGTATCATCACCAACTTGGAAGAATGCATTGTTTAATGCGTTTCCTTTGATTAAAAGTTTAATAGCTTCAATTCCACCAGATGAATCTGTGGATGTTATTTTATTTGTAAAGTTGACAGGGCCATTAAACTCTGATGGTAAGTTTTGATTTGCACCACCACCAACACGAAGTGTATTGCGAATGAATACATCATCAAAGGTTATAGAATCAGAATCTGCAACTTCACCTAATATTAATTCTCTTGGTTGTACTCTATCTCCACTGAAGAAATCACCACGATCATTCATACCAGAGAAGAATACAACACCACCTTTTTCTTCTTTTGATATTGAAAGTAATTCTTCTTCCTCTTCGAGTGTTCTTTCAATTAACTGTGGAAGTGAAGTTGAGTAGTTACCTGGCCCATATCCGATGTACTCGAATGTATGACCAGAAGCACGGATGGTTGAGAATCTGTGTAGTTCTGATGGAATTGGATTTATCTTTCTAACCACTGATGTATTATCGTGTGCTACAGATTGAGTTCCCAATACACCTCGAAGAACTGTTAAATCAGAGGCATTTTGTTTCTGTATCACTCTCATAACTTCATTATCTACTTGTAAGAAGTCACCAGTGCTAACACCAACAGTGCTTACTATCTTTAAAGTAGTTTGAGTTGGGGCAGTGCCAATACCTGCGTCCATTGTAGTTGTAAATCCAACTAATATTGGAGACAAACTTCCAGATATTTTCTCTGCAGCAAGAGAACTATCCTGACCATAAGAATTTAGAGAATACTTAAGTAAATATCCTGTATGTGCACTTGATGTGGATATACCAGATCTAGAACCAGTATCCATTGTAAATGTAGTAAGTCCTACTTTTTCTTTAACAACGAAATCATAACCATTATAATTTTGTTGTGATGTTCCACTAAATCCTTCTAACTTAATTTTATTTCCAACTGATAATCCATGACTGATATCTGTTGTAACTGTAACAACTCCACCTAGAGTTGTATTTGCAACACCTACAATATTTGATATCTCGACTGCTTTATCTAAAACAGTAAATATTCCATTCGTTGTTCCAACAGGGCCAGTGTATATTCCTGCAGTGACTGGAATTGTCTGTCCTTGAGGAACATTATAGTAACTAACAGAGTTAGTACTAGGAACTTTAAGTATTTTAAAGAGACCATTATATCCACTGTTGTTTCTGTTTCCAATTGATCCGACACCAACAACCTGTATTGCTTTACCGACTGCGTTATCAATTGCATCTACTCGAACAACACCACCAGTTCCACCAGATACACTCATTGTCATACCAATACCATAACCACTTCCACCGTGACTAAGTTCTACACTGGTAATTGTTCCACCTGTTCCTGTTACAACCTTGGCAGTTGCACCACCTCCTGTGATACCAACTCCAGTAAGAGAAACGTCATATAATGTTGAGTTTGCACCATAACCAGTTCCAAAAGCAGTTAATTGAAGAGTTGTGATCGCATTTAGATTATGTTCTACGTTTGATGAAATGGTTGTGAAACCTGCGTTTACACTTGAACCACCAGTGACAGCAAAACCAACACGATTATCTCTGAGATAATTAATAACTGTCTCTTTTGTTATACTGTTGACTGGATCATTTATATTAACCTGTCCAAGAAGATCATTTGAAGCTGCCGAAACTGCTTGATCTGGATCGTTATTAAGATTATCTCTATCAACTGTAGGATATAGATTTGTAAAATTCTGTTTGTATCTAAGATTGGAAAACTCAGAAGAAGTTGGCGATATATTTCCAATTAAACAAGTCAGATAATAAACACCATCCTGTTGACCAGTAATATAATCTTGAATTGTTTCTACATCTTGTATTGTATATGTTGTATCATATTCACTTCTCTTAAATGTTGGTAATTTTGTTCGATCACCACCAGCACCACGTAAAGTTGCTAGATTATTTGTAAATGTTCCACCAAGTTTTGTATTTGAATATGAAAAACTTTTTGCTGATGGTGTTGTAGTTACGGTAAATGTACCATTATATCCAGTGTTTCCAAGGCCTGTAGTATTCGTTGAACTTAATACATTTTGAACAACAACCTGATCGTTAACACTTAGTTTATGTGGAAATTCTGAAGTTATAGTAACAGTACTACCAGTGCTTGAGATACCTGAAATAACTTTTGGGTTACGATTTGAAATTACAGTTGAATTTGAGTTTACTATTTCATCTTGAACAGTCTTTGATTCCTGTAATGTGTAATTTTTCTCTGGTTTCTTCGCAATAGTCTCTGTAAATTCTTTTGGAATTACATAACGTAAACGATAGATACGATCATCTAAGGCACGAGTTTCAGCAACTCTCTGAACATAAGTTGCAGAGTTATTTGCTATAATTTCTGTAGAGAATCCAACAAATCCATTATAAATTTTATTTGTTGTTGTAGAGAATGATCCTAGAACATACCAGTTATTTTTGGCAGTATCAAACTGAATTGGATGTCCAACATCACCAGGAACTTTATCTGTGACTCTACTGATTACAGTGAGGACTCCACCCAACTTGTTATCAATAGTAATTGCAGTTCCACGTAAAGCATCATTAAGAGTATTTGCAAGTTTAATTTTATTTGTTGCACTTCCCAAAATTACAAAATACTTTTTACTAATTTTGATTCCATCTGGAGTTCTACCATCATCTGCAAGAACAACAACTGATTCTCCAGTCAAGAAATTATGATTTGCAGTTAGAGTTATCTCTGCACTAGCACCTGTGGTAATTACGTTTCCAGTTGTGTTTCTAGAAACTGTGAATCTTTTCTCAGAGGATGGGCCATCACCAGATGCAACTGGCATTAAGATTGGAGATGTAAATGTTGTGGGTGCTCCACCTACATTAACATTTAAATATAGAACATCATCTTTCTTTGCACCGATTTTAAAACCATTTGCAACGTTAGTTGGGGGATTGGTTACGTCTTTCTCACCTTGTATATAAAGTCTTGCTGTTTGACCAGTTCCAACATTTGCAAGAGTCATTGCTGGATCTAAAGTTCTCCAGATGACGTTTGTTGATTCTTTCTGTAAATCTTTTGGTGGAACAATGTGAGTTACATATCCAGTATCATCACGATCAAATGGATCTTTTCTAAATCCTTTTGATACTAATGCTTTTGCACCAAAGTTTGAGTTAGAGTTGGTGATTGATTGCTCACCGCCTGATTCAGATAGGAAATGATTTGCATATCCAATCGCAAAAACAGAAACTGCCTGAATAAATGAGTCATTTGAACATTTAATATGGAAGTTTTCATATCTCTTTCTATAGACTGCGTTTTGGTTAGTATATAATGGTGTCTTGAATCTATCTCCTGATTCACTTTTTGCATTTACTGAATCAATATAGTTTCCAGTTGCTGGTTTGTATATTACAAATGCCTTATCATCTTTCTGTAGACCAATACCAGTAAACTGAGCAACAACCATAGATTTAAATCCAGTTGCTTTTGATCCATCAGCATGTAGACCACACATACCAAAGACAGATCTGAGTGAGCAGTTGAAGATATATGGTGAAGCACCAGTAACACTGTCAGCTTCTATCTCTACTTTCATTGATGCTGTTGTAGTGATTACATCCTGTGCTGGATCACCATCCATTGTGTAAGTAAATTGTCTTTCACTTGTAATTCCACTAACACTATAAGTTCCATCATAAAATGTATTTCCAATACCAGTGATTAAAATCTGATCATCTATGGTTAAACCGTGCTCGTCTTTTGTAACTACAGTCGCATTAATTCCAGTTGAAGTTAATTTTTCAATTGTTAAATTATTAGGTGATAAATCACCAACGATCTTAGATTCTGGAGTATTTGGTTCGAAGTCTTGTCTTGCAGGAAAATCTGGAATGTTTCTATTTCCAGTATCGGCACCATAAGCATTCATCAACTTGAAATAATACATCTGCAAGTCACTTAATGATGTGAGTTCCTCCTCATTCTGACCATCAGCATACTCAAAACAAGTCAACTTGTGATGTGATATTCTTGGATTTCTTTTTTCAGTAAAGTTTTTACTATAATATACTGACTGATTCGCATCAAACATACTGAATTGCCAGAAGTAGCAACCACCAGTGACACGGAACAGTGCAGATCTTGGAATTACACTATCTAAAACGTCTGGATTTGGTACATATAAAGGTCTTATCTTTGTCTTTCTTAAGTCTAAACCTACAATTGATGTTCCTTTTGGAACAATTACTCCACCGTTAACAGAGTTAAATCTACGTAAAACATTATTTGAATTATTTAAATCAAATATTGATGAGTTATTTAAAAGTAAACTTTCACTTGTAACATTTCCTGAAATATCTAATAATTGTGCAGTTGCACCGTTCTGTTTAATGAATAATCCTGGTCTGTTGTCTATTGTATGTTCACCTGGATACAATAATATTGTTGTTCTATCGAATCTATCGTTATTAAATCCTGATTGATATGAAAATCTAGCTGCCTCAATTAGTGCTCTTTGTATTGTAACAAAAGGTCTTGTTAAAGAATTTCCTCTATTGTCAAAACTATCTGTAGCATCTAGATCAGATGGATTTACATAAAGGATATTACCATTGGTATTTACTAGAAAATTTTCTAACCTTGAAAGGGGCATCGTATTAGCACACTAAAATTTTTTTCTTCTGTCTTATTTATCACGAAAGAAAGGGCGGGCACTCCTTCTATATGGAGATCTTTTGTACTCCCACCTCAAAAAGGTTTTAGACTGATTTTTGGCCAGAATTTTTTTTCCGACTTTTTTGAAATTGAAAGGTCATTTTGATTCTTCCTCATCCTCATCCTTTAAGAATGATTCCATAACTTCTTTTAGTTTTTCATAATAAAGTGGTTCTCCACGTAACTCAGCAAGTTTTGCAATCGCAACAGATTCAACACAAGTCCAATATGTTTCTCCACTTACAACATGCTCGTCAGTAAAGTACGCTGCAATATCCTCTTGAAGATATTGAAGTTCTCTTAGTGTCTCTCTCTGAATTTCCATAGTTTAATTGTTGAGTATGCTTTATTTATGAAATTTCTATTAAATTGAATTTGTACTTCTTACCATTAATTCTATTAATCAGAAACAGATCATTTGTACCCTCTTGAATTGTCCAAGTCCCTTGAGTTCCATCTACCTCATTTCCAACACCTACTGGTTCGTCTGTATTTGAAGGTGAAGTCACATTAGAAAGTTGTAAGTCACCCGTAAATATATTTCTCCATCTCTTAGTTGATGAACCCAAATCCTGTGAGTCATCTGCATCAGGCGTTACATTACCAACAATAGTAACATTACCTTCAAATTCTGATACACCAGTTACTTTAAGAGTATCGGTTTCAAGTTCTCCTCTTACATCAACTCCATCTGTTTTTGTTGCTAACTTGTATGTTGCACTACCATCAAAATATAATTCAACTGCATTATTATCTTTAATTACTAGACCATTCTCTCCAGAGACTGCTTGTAGTTCAAGATTACCTGCAACAGATCTTATATTACCATCAATATTAAGATGACTGCTCATCGTAATAGATGGAACAGAAAGAACATTTGTACTTGGATTATACTTTATGCCTGCATCTACTCTGATTGGATTATTGCCACTACTTGTACCCACAAATGCAACAAACTGATCTGCGTTTGTTGAATTTAAATTAGTTCCAACATTAACAGCATTCGCAGTGCTACCTGTCGAGGGATCAATCCATGCTAAACCACTTCCTGTTGATGATAAAACTTTTCCTGCTGATCCTATACTATCAGAACTGTCTTTAATTCCACCATCTGGATAAAGAAAACCAGTAACAGTATGAATACCACTGGCATTTATATTTGAACAGTCTATATCTTCACTAGGAAATATTCCAAACTCAGATCCACCAGCCAACATACTATCTAAGGTAGTGCCCGTTGTAATACCAGAATAAAACTTTGCCATTAGCGTGTCCTCCTATCATAATGATAACCAGCAATTGAATACTGATCGTTCTTGCCTGGATAATCTTCGGGTGAGTTTCCTTCATACTCTGGAATCAGAGGTTCACCATCTTTTCTCTCACCATAAACTATGTAACTACAGTGAGTTGGAAGATTACCGTGGTTCTTGACTATAATTTTGTTTGTTGCAACTGTATAATATAAGTATTGATAAACTCCAATCGGAGTTAGATGTACTGTAATTGTTTTGGTGTCAACTAAATCTTTCCAGTAATCAGGAAGTTCAATCACTTCACCATCTTTTAGAATACCTCGATGATATACTCCTCCCTCTGGGCCTTCTAAACAAACATATCTGAGTCGATGATTTTCTTTGGTTGGGTGTTTGATGTCAAATCCTTTCCAACCTTGAACATTTATACTACCTCTAAAAGTTGAGTACGTTGTACCAGTAACTTTAAGATCTTTTGTAATTGATTGACTTCCTGCTACAAAAATATCTCCAAAATATTTACTGTTACCAGTTACATTAAGAGAATCGGTTATTCCAAGTTTACCAATGGGACTTTCTGGCACTCCTATTGTAACTGTTGCTTTACCACCATCAGAACTACAATCTCCAAAAATTGAAAGACCAGCAGAGGTAAAAATTCCAGCCTTAGTGTATGTTCTTTGACCAGAATTTACTTTTGAGTGGTCGGGAGTTCCTATGTGTAATCCTATAGTTTGAATTTCTACGTTTCTTATTGACATAATCTTTTACTAATTATTTGGACTATCTGCTATTTCTTTTACGATTTCCCACTCTGTTTTCAAATCTTCATGAAATTCATATAAAGTTGGATCAGTTCCACAACTAGTTTCAATATCTTGTTTCTCACTATGTAGTGTCATAGTCCCTGTACAAACAATTCTTTTATTATCTGTTACATCTTCCGTGTAATCACCACCAACTTCATGAATCATATCTTCACCAGCATCTAATTTTATATCTTTTCCTGCTATTAAATTTATATCTTCACCTGCTTGCAATTGAATATTCTTTCTTGCTTTAATATTAACTGTACCTCTCACAGACTCAATATGAATCACACCGTCTTTTGCATAGATTACAATACCTGCTTCACCATCTTTATCAAATCCACCTTTTCCAGTTTTTATTCCATCAGAAATCAATTCCAAAGATGCGTTACCCACTACCTTTGCATTACCAGTATTAGTAAACAAAATTCCTTGACCAGATTCAGTGTCTAATTGAAATTCGGCAAGATCATGTCTTTTGAGATCATTTCCACCAGTTATTTCAAAAGTAGGATATCCCCTACGGTAATAATCTTTCAATCTTTCAATCTGTGTTCCAACTTCTGCCTCAACTAATTTTTTAATTTCATCTTGAGTTAAACCCTCTGCATATCTAGAGAGTGGTGGTTTTTTTATTAGTTTTTGAAACTCTTCTGATTTATGTTGAGCCATTAGTAACCTCCTCCATATCCACCACCAGAAGAACCAGTATCAGTTCCAGTTGATGTGGATGTATCTGTTGTGCTAGTCGTATCCATAGTTGGAGTTGTAGGATTATTCACAATTGTTGGGGTTGTATTCACATTTAGAGTGGGAGTTTCTGTCACCGTTTGAGTGGGAGTTTCTGTAGGGGTCTCATAAGAGGATGATGATACCACAGGATTACTTAGACTCTCCTCTATTGTATCATAAATTATTGAATCTGACACACCGTGTGTTGCTCCTGTCATCTTTAAACCACTTGACATTACGTGGTAAGGCCCTGAATATTCAACACCATTAACAAAACCAACAGGATCTCGATTGTCACCAATACAATCAACCACATTATCAATTCCAATGAGTGGTGTTGTCTTCCTCTTATCTGCATTGACATCCTTTTTGAATTGAGGTGTGAATGACATAATTGGAACGACTTTCGCACCAACTCCTGTTGCTGTACTGAATTTTGTGATTGGGAAACGATTATATTCAATAGTAGAATCAGAGGGAACTGTTACACCTAAAACTTCACCATCTGGAGAGGTAATGATTGGAAACTCATAATCTCCTATTACGACTGTATCATCTGGACTATAATTAAATCCTGGTGAATCCAAGAATACATCTTCAACTGTTCCAACAACATTAGTTCCAATTCCAACTGACTCATCATCTGTTGTATTCACACAATAACCGTATCCAGTTTTCATCAACACTACTTTTTGAATAACACCGTCCTTCACTAATGGTCGAGCAAAAGCACCCTTTCCATTTCCAGTGTTATCAACTACAACTAAACCTGTTGTCTCATCATATCCACTACCACCATTGATAACTTCAATTGAAAATATACGATTATCATTTCCAACAATTGGTAGTAGTTCTGCACCTGTTCCTGTTCCAGATACTTTAACAACTGGTGGTAAACATTTCGGATAGATAAATCCTGGTGGTGTTGGAGTAATGTCGTCCTGAGTCGTTGGGTTTATAACTCTATTATTACAAGCATCAAACGCAAGATTCTGTGCTCCGAAGAGTGAGGTCTGGGATAAAGCACTCTCAATTGATCCTAGTCCCAATAATCCTAATGTATCATCAGCATCACTTATTGCTTGAGTATTATCAATTGTATCTTGTAAGGGAACTCCATTTACACTTACATCACTTACATCTTCTCCTTTTAATACTCTATCCTTTGCATCAGTTAATCCTCTTGATATATTATCAAACATATTAATTTTAGAAACTTGATCACCCCAATCATCAGGTGCTGCTGGTATAATACCACCTGCAAATGCAGAACTCCAAGTTTTTGATGGTGTACATGGTGGAGCACCACATTTATTAAGAAAACCTAGTAATCTTTTTGCCATTGCAGCTGGGCCTCTCAAGAGACCTGTAATAGATGATAGACCTCCAACTAACCAGTTAAGTCCACTCATAATACCACTCAAACCTTTCTCAAGAGTATCAAAAACTTTTGCGAAAATTCCTGATACAAACTGATCAACAGCACAAAGTGCACCGTTCACAATTTTCCCAAGAAGATTGTTAAACATATTTTTTATGACAGCACCAATTCCACCAAGAACATTTTTAAATACACAAGCAATCAATCCTAAAATACCTGTTGATGCTTTTTGTGCACCCTTACTTGTATTTTGATTCTTTCCAGCTATTGAAGTTTTAATATCTGCGAGTAACTTAGAGAACTTTTTATTTAATTTTTTAAGTATTTTTTTTCGGATATTGTTTACTGTTCCTTTAAGCAATCCCGCCATCTGTTCTTTAACCATATCGAGTTGATAATCCATGTTAACAATTTCATTTGTTATTGGATCTATCCAAGTTCCAAGATTATTATTTAACTTTTGAGTTCCACTAATAAAATCTTGAAGCAAACCTTGTGCTTGACTTACAACATTGCCTCCACACTTATCAATGGAACTGATTTTTATCGTTGCACTATCTTCTAAAAATACAGAAGCAAGATTTTGTTCTCCCTTATACACATAAATTGAAGTATCAAATGTTGGAGTATCAAACTTAGAATAGTCTTCAGTTGTAAATGAAGCAAAGTTTTCAAATATGTCTTTATTATATTGATGTGCTTTATATTTACTTGTATCAAAACTGTGAGAAAATAAATTTTCAGTACTTAAATCTGGATCACTATTCCTTTTCCTTTTATTTTCTACTTGTAACTGTGCCTTTGGTAATACTGAGAATATCATTGGCACTTGACCATCAGGGCCATCAGCAAAAAATCCTAAAACACTCTCTCCACCAACAAGACATAAAGTTTCTCCAATACCGCCTGTTCCATCTCCAACATTTGCAGATGGTAGAAATTGAGCCCAACGACAATCTTCATCAGGCAGTTCGGACTTTTCAAAAGTATCATATCCACAAACTCTTATCTTTGCTCGATGTGATTGTTTACCATCAAAATTTAAGGCATCAGCAGTTCCCTTCCAGTGTTCTTGCGGAACAACTTTCGCAAAGAACCATTGGAATCCATCTTTACCAGCAAAGTTAATTGTTTGTAGGGTATCTAAACTCATTAGTCGTCATATACTAGACACTCTGGTTCATCAGGGTGCAAATCACAGAATACTTCTAAAACATTAGGATCGTGATGATCTCCTGCTACTATCTCTTCGTGATGATGTTCCTCATACTCTATTAGATCATGCAACTCTTCTTTTGCATGTCTCTTCATTGGTTCAGAGGTGCTTGGATCAGCAAGGATCTCTTTGTCCTTTGCAATATGGTCTTCTATGCTTTTCATTTTTTTCCTCCTTGTACTATGTACATTAGTATTTATGTTGCTATTTTTGGTTCCGATAGTCCATAAGAATCTCGAACTAACTTAAGAAAAGTTACATTCTTATTTGCCTCAATATGATGCCTTAGTGCTCTTATCAAATACTTACCACTCAAGTTTTGATCTTGCTCCTTTGGTTGACCATCATTTAAACGAGGAAAACTACACCTTATTATATCACCAACTTTCATATTTACATTCATTGGTATCGAAATATTTAATGATTGTGTGAATAATAAATTATATCTTGCTAATGATTTTGCAATGTCAGTTCTCTCTGCGTTTTTTCCTCCAGTAGGTTCAAGTCCATCTTCACCTTGTCCAGTCACACCATGATCTGATATTCTAAACATATATCTAGATGTGCTACCATCAGTCTCTGGAACATTTGGAATTTTATCTTGGCCACCTAATTTATTGTCTTTAATTTCATCAGCAAGATTGTAAGTGTAGAAACTCATCTCATGTGTCAGTACATTAAAATATTGAGTTTTGTTTACATACATTCCTGTAATTAATGCTTTTCGGACATCTGTATTTTTTTCTACAATGTAATTTAATATCTGAAAATTAGCACTAAGTTTATTACTATCAATCGCACCCAAACCACGCCATTCATATGGTTGATCCTCTGTTCCATGTATGTCAAAGTTTACAGTTTTTCCGTCAGCTTTCCCTATGCCATCCTGTGTTGATGAAACTAAACTATCAATACTTCTAAAATTAAATCCTGCCTGATTCTCATAAAACATAAAACCAGCAGTTCCTTTTGCTTTTCCATCAGTAGTTGCATCTTCACCGTCCTCTCCACTTGAAGAAGTAATATTTGATATTGATTTTGGGCCTAACCATTGTAATACATAAAATGGTTTTCTTGTATTACCCATAAAGGAATAAGTATTCGCAGTTGGTTCTGTGAATATCTCTTTTGATGTGTCCAATAATTTTCCATCAATTAATAATTCATCTACAATATCACTGATTGGTAGTGGTTTTTTTGCATCTCTCCCATATCTTTTTTTACATCTAGTAGTTTCATTTCTAAGATATTCTACAGAGACAAGGTGTAAAGTAAATTTTGATGCTTGTCTTTGACTATCCATTGCACTCACTTTATAAACATACAATTCATTTAAACCAGGAATTATATCTCCATTCGCATCTAATTCACCAAATTGAAATCTACCAGATCCAGTTTGTATATCCATTGCTACCATCTCTCCACCAGTAATCATCAACTCACTCACGATATTAACAGTTGATATCACTTCAATCTTCATTGAAACTGAAGGTGTCAGTATGTCTTCAAAGTATTCGATTGATCGAACAGCATTTGATAGTTCTACTTTTCTACCAGATGCTTCATATGCTAACAGACTATCTGAATTTGTATTCTTTTTTGGTGGGGATTGTAGTTGGAAATACTGATACCCAAGTCCTAAAACTGTTTGTGCCATTATGAACCTGCCATTTTCATAAAGAATAAATCTTCAGTTGTATCGAATTCGAAATCAACAAAGACATTATTAGTTGGTGTTTGCAAATCTTCTGGTTTAGATACTAAAGGTGCTTTAATATTAGCATCAAATGGAATTGTCGATTGCCCTCCCTCTGGAAGATTAAATATATTTACCGATGTCTCATTATCTAACATAAGTTTTTCTGGATTAACACCAACGCCTGGTTTTCCTTCAAGAGTTCCATCAGCAAGTGGTGTTGGTTCCATAAGTGATTTAAGTATCATAAGTTTAGGACTAGAAAACATTCCCCCTAAGAAGGTTGTGAACTTTGCAGCTGGACTATTTAAAATACGATTTGATAATTTATTAAACTTATCAAATTGAGTAAGTTGTTTAGGAGTTATTTTTTTAGGAACCTCTGGTGCATCAAAGAATTTTGATCTATCAATAGTTGCTCTAGTTTTTCTTTTGTCACTTTTGTTTATTGCATCTAGTAAATCATCAAATCCTTTATTAACTCTATCTAATTTTTTTAAATCTGGATCAATTTGTGCATCTAATACTTTTGCTTCAGCTTTAGGATCAAATTTATTTTTTAGTTGTTTTTCAAATTCTATCTGATTCAATCTATCAGTCATTGATTTGACAATATCTCTTGTATCATCAGCACCAATCTTTGGTTTAATGTTTTGTTTCTTAATTTTCCTTCCTTTACTTAAATCTTCTACAGTTGGCACTTGTTCACCACTTTGTGTGGTAGCAGTTCTAGTTTTTGTTTTTTGATTAATTTTTTTTGTGAACTTTTTTTCTTCTTTAAGAAGGTCATCACCAATTTTCTGTCTTCTATCATCTCTTATTTCTAATTTTTTTCCAATTCTTTTTAATCTTTCTTTTCTTCGTTGTATTCTATTTTTTCTAGTGTTTTCTAGTAACTTTGATTTTCTTTTTGCAACAATTTCTAATACATCTTCACCACTTTTTACATTACTTTTTCTTTTAATATTCTGATCTACTTTGTAAGTCTGCATTCCTGCTTTTTCAAGTGCATTGGCAGTAACATTTTCTCCATCTTTCAAACCACTACCACCACGGCTAGCAGCAAATGCTAAGAGACCTAATCCCAAACCACCTGCGGCTAGTAAACCAGTTTTCTTTTTCTCATCTGGTAGTTTTATATCTTCAACTTCTTTTGTGTTATCTTTTATAAATTTTAAAAAAGTTCTATAGTCACTCTTTCTTTCAAATTTCAATCTTGAAATTTTATTTTTTTGAGAATATGGGTTTAACTTCTCAGCAATATTTTTAACTGGTGAATTTGAAAATAACATTCAACTATCCCATGTAAACATTATATAAATTTTTTGCTGCACCTCTTTCCATTGCCAAATCACTATCCAGTGGACTATAGAAAGGAAGATTTATCATTCCAGAATCAGGAGGTGTGGAAGATATCTTAGTATCTTTTGATCCTCCGCCTGCGTTTTGATTATTTGAGGTTCCACTCTGTATTATATTAATATTATTTTTGTTTTTATTTGATGATTTGGAATTTGTAACATTATTGAAACGTTTGTTAAATTCTTCAATATTTTCTTTCCTAGTAGCATCAACATCAAATATTTCTGGTAATACTTGTTTGTTTTCAATAAAATCTTTTTCTTCTCCCTTTCTTTTTGCATCTATATAATTTTTTACATCCTCATAAAATCTTACCTTTGACTCAGATCCACCACGCATTGCAGCTGATTGTGAAACCTGGTAATCAAGTAAGTCCAAATTCTTTGGTGAAGTTTCGACATAAGACACAACTGTCTTTAATCTTTCTTTCGTAGTCATATTATCATATCCCTCTGGATAAAAAGTTCCACCTAAACGCTCATTCGTCAAAAATGAAACTGCTGGATTCAAAAATTTACCACCAGTTTTTAAGAATTTTATTCCTGATTCTAATAATTGTATTTGATTAGTAAGTTCTGTGGATCTTGTATAATCTTTCGTCCCTCTTTTTCCTGTTATTTCTTTTTTTTGTTCCTTTAATGTTTCAATTTGTTCTTGGAGATCACCTACATTTGATGCAATAACTGCTCTCACTGCCTGATCTCTATTCATCTCAGGATTTGCTTGCAACATCGTATCAATATCAGTGCCAACCTTTGCACTTAGATCATCTGTTAATTCTTGAACTCCAGCTGGGGCAAAGTTAGATAAAAAAAACTTTTCTAAAACTCTTCTTACAAGTCCTTCTATGATTGGTGCAAGTTGATCTCTTTTCTCTCTTAGAAATTTAAAAAATTCTGGTGCATTTCTATAAAGTAAATACCCAATTCCACCAGTCGCTATACCTATTAATGTTACTAATGCTAACTTACCAAGTAACCCACCCAATAAACCTTTACCAAGAATACCAAGTGCACCACCTAAAAATCCACCTTTTGCCATTCCTCCAACATTTTTTTTCAATGTTTTTGCCATTGCAAAAGTACTCATCAATGATTCTTTAATTGACTTTAAATTTTTCTTAAGAATTTTCGTTGTTTTCTTTGAACCAAAAAATTGCACATAGTTCATTGCAAATTTTTCGTTCTTATTTAATCCTTTAGATATTTTTTGTGTTGACTCTTGTACCTTATTAACACTATTTTTCGCAGCAACAATCAATCCCCTACTTATAGGTTTAAAAGCGACTCTCGGTTTAATTGCTGGTGAAATCATTTACATGCTTGCTTGTTTTGCTTTCAGATTTTCATCTTCAATATATTGATTCAATAATCCTAAGTAGATATCTCTCTCCCAAGGAATCATATTTTCAATTTCAGTCAAAGAATATTTATGGTGTTGCATCAGGGCAAAGTTTAATTTAAAGTATGACTCAAGATCCATGTGAGCCATAACTATTCGAAAAAACTTGTTATACCCTCCAGTTTCACATCACTTTCAACTTTTGTATTTGGATTAGTTACTTTAATCATATGAGATAATTTTGGCATGGTCGCAAAAAAATCTTCAATTTGTTTAAATTGTTTTGAATCTAAAGTTCCTAACCAATCATTTAGTTCTTTTGTAGTACAATCACTTGCTGACCAAGACTCCTCTTGACTGTAAACCATATCAATACATGATGCAATCATTTTAAATGAAGATTCAATAGATACTTTTTCTTCACTATTAATTACAAAATTAGATTCAACAAACTGACTCAATGATGGGTATTTCATTCTTAATGTAAACACACCATCCAAATTTATATCAAGATTATGTTTCTCATCCTTTTCAACTTTAATTTCATCAATGTAAATTTTGACTGGAACTGTTGTAGTCCCATCATCAGGACAAGTGACAATGATATCTACAGATTCACCTACAGATTTCCCTCTTATGTTTAAAAAGATATATTCAATGTCAAATGTAGGAAGTTCATCTATTTTAATTCTTGTGCTTATGCAAGATTTTAAAGTAGATTTAACTGCCTCTGTAATTTGTTTTTGATTTTCACTCTCTAATGCAAGAATTAATATTTTTTCTTCTTTAACAAGGAATGGTCTATATTTTATTTTTTTCCCCGTCGATGGTAAAACCAATTCATAAGTCGGGGTCGCTATTTGTGGTAAAGGCATAATATTTTATTCAGTATTGTATATAGCAGCGTTTTAGTAATTATAATAACTACTTCCATAGTAACTTGAACCAGACGAAGAGGAACTTGAACTTGAAGATGATGAGGAACTAGTACTAGAACTCGTTGACCCAGAGGAATCTGTAGTTGTTGTAGTGGTTGTAGTGTCAGTTGTTGTTGATCCACCTCCAGTTGTTTCAGTAGTTTCAGTTGTTTGAGATGTTCCAGACCCAGCTGTGGTTTGCGTTTCAGTCTGTGGATTAGTCTCCGTTGTTGTTGGGCCTGTCGTAGATCCATCTGGTAGACTCTCTCCTATTGTATCATATATTATAGGATGTGGTTCAGATGTATGTTCTGCACCTACCATCTTTACACCCATATGTTCATGATATGGCCCGTAATATGGTTTACCACTTACATATCCAACTGGTGCAGTTGGTTCAGCACTACCTGAAGTTGATGACAATTCATTTATGAATCTTCTTGGTCTAATTGGATTGACTTGACCTAATTGTGAATTAAATACTGCCTCTCTCACAGATTGTTGTGCATTACCATGTTTTTCAATTGTATGTCTTAAGTAACTAAACACAACTGTTACTTGTAAAAAAGAACTTCCATCATAAGACATTGGAACAGCATTGATATCAACAGGAAAAGTATCGATAAAACGATAAGTCAACAGTGGCATATTTTTAAATGTATTGTTCTTATCATTTGGATTTTGTAAGAAGTCTCTCTCAAACTTTGTGATTGATATCATTCTTCTATAATCATCTGGATATCTAAATCTTGAATATGTGTTTCTTTCTTGATAAGTACCTAACTGACTTCCTTCAGATCCATCATATCTACCATTAGTTTCATTATAAACTGGATTAATATAATTCATCCACTCTTCAAACATACGTAATACATTATAATCATTATCAATATAAAAAGTTAAATCAAATTGATTGTATATTTTTCTTGATGCAAATCTTTCTATCATTCCTTGACGACTTCCCATCTCTTCTGAGATATCAAAAGAAGCACCAGGTAGAGATGCTTGAGAACATAAGAAATCATACTTTTGACTTGTGGAAGTTGTATCATTAAACAAACCACAGTTAGTTAAGTATTCAAATAGACCTAAATTATTTCCAATACTGCTTCTACGCACAAGATCTAACGATACCTTGAACTGACTTGATATCGCAAGTTTCGAAAATATTGGACTTGCATTGGGTATACTTAAGTGTAAATCTTCTGATCTTATTGCCATCTAAATAGTTTTTAAATTGATCCTGATAATATATGTATGTCATATAAAGGAAAATATTAATAGGTCTTTGTGGGAAAGAAAATTTATGAACTACTGCGATTTAAATGAAACAGTAAGTGAATGGCAGTCTGAAGAGTTCTGGATTCCTTATCGCAGTCCCGTGGATAATCGTGTTCATCGTTACTTTCCAGACTTCTTTCTAAAATATATTGACAAGAAAGGAAAGAAAAGAACTATGGTTGTTGAAGTCAAACCAAAGAAAGAAACTAAGATGCCAAATGTGAATCCAAAGAAAAGAACAAAGTCATGGGCTCACTCAGTACAAACATATGCAGTCAATCAGGCAAAATGGAAAGCAGCAAGAGAGTTCTGTGCTGATCGTAACATCGAGTTTAAAATTATGACTGAAGATAATCTAGGTATCAAATGACTATCGGAGAAAGAATAAGAGACAGAGCACGAGTAGAAGCAAATGCAAGTCCAGATTGGTATGCAAATGAATTGTATGCTGAACTTTCTGATGTTGCCGAAACTCGCTTTCCAGAAATAGGAGAACTTTGTTTCTTTTCATACACTGCTTCGTTTCCAGAAAAGTATCCATTCTATGATCGCAGACCACTTGTATATGTAATGGAATTTCAACAAGATAAGATGCTTGGTGGTAACTTACACTACCTAAATCCAGACTATCGTGATGGAGTTGCAAAAGGTCTTGTCAATAAAACAAGTCTTATCTTACCAAAGAAGACATTACACAGATATTTTTATAGTAACATCGGAGACATTTTTATCATTCCACCTGATCCTGAAGAGTATGAAAGTGTGGCACAATTGGTAACTGAGAATTTCTCTGATAAATACGGACAGAAGGTATCACCACAAAAGGCTTGGAATAGTATTTAAATGTCATTAAATCAGGTTAGAAATATACAAGACGGAAACGAAACTTTTGAAGTTTGGTCAAATAGTGATGCCAGCAACTGGGAAATTAGAAAGTCTAGACCATCAGCAGGTGATCCTGGATATTCAGCATATGGTATATTAGGTGGTGAAGGTCTAGATTTAACTTCACCAGAAGTTGTTGTAAGAGATAATATCTATGTAAACAATTATACTAATGCGGATTTATCTTTAGATGTAAAAAATCAAGTTTTTAAGGATTTAAAAAGTGGATTTGGTGAAAGTGTTAACACTGGTCTTGATGGAGAGGAAACAGCACCACCGCCACCGCCACCAGAGACAGATAATAACGAATTTCAAGGAGCAAGCAATCAAGAACTTCAAGAACGCATTAGTGTAAACTATAAAGGATTACATAGTTCTGATCGTTTTTTACAAAGACTAAGTTTAAAAAATTTAAAGTATCCATTAGATGCTGACTATGGTAATACACAAGATTATATTCAAATAAATCAGTTTACATACCAAGCAACTAGTCCCAGTATTTTATTCGGAGGTAGTG